TCCCCAGCCTTCACTATGGGCGCAGGTGGTATCCGTATTGATTACCCAATGATTCAGATTATCTGCCGAGCAGGGCGCGAGGACTATCCAACGGCTAGAGACAAAGCCGACACGATTAGAATTTTGCTCGCGTCGGTAGTTGAAACTACGGTCTCGGGGGTGCATATTATGCGTATTGAACCTATGGGTTCGGTCAATCAGTTAGGAGTAGACCCGAAGTACCGCCCACTAATCTCGGTGAATTTCCGATGCCTAGTGAGGATGTAACCGAGGAGTCTGCTCCACTAGAGAGAGTGGTAGACCCGTATGGAAGAAACGCAACAACCGATGAGTTCCAGCGATGCTGGAAATGCGACAGGCTCCTCTTCGAAAGCGCAACGCGCCCGTGGAGTATCCGCTGTCCCCGCTGTAAATCCAAAAATAAATCAGGATGAGTTTGTATCAGCACTTGATAAATTAGTTGGTGTATGGAAGGTTCAAGACGGCTGTTCTGTAAGAAGGATTACAAATGAGTTGCCCGAACCAGCACGAACTAAATTCAAAGAAGCATTGATGAATGAAAAGATTAACTCTGCTCGCTTAGTTGAATTGTTAGCAACATTTAACATTGCGGTAGGCTCTGATGTTATGCGTAGACATCGTAGAAGGTTATTCGGCAAAGACGGATGTAAGTGTCCAATTGAACATTGATGACGCTTTAGACAATCTCTTAAAGACTACAGAGATTGCCTCAGTTCAAAAAACTGAGCCACGGCAAAGACAAGCCGAATGGACGCCTGGAGTTACATGGATGGGCGACGAAGGCACAATAACTACACCTCCAGTTGAGGGTGAGTCTCATCCCGATTGGTCGGGAGTATTAAGAATGTGGGGCTTAGACCCTGAACACTTTGCAGTTGTAGAACCAGTTCTTTTCAATGTGTGGGGCGATACTTTAGGAATTCTCAATCGCCAATGGAAAGGCAAAGTAGTTCGCAAAGGGCGACAAGAAACCGCCGACATTGAATCTCTTATTGCAGAAATTAAAAAACACAAACCTCGCGAAAGAAAAGAAATTGAGGGCGGAGCAAGTCTTGTTGTTTGTGCCTCCGACTGGCAAGTAGGTAAAAGAGATGGCGATGGTCTCAAAGGATTAGTAGGGCGTTGGCTTCAAGCCATTGATGATGTTGAGTTCAGATTAAAGGAATTAAAGAAGTTAGGTCGTCCGATAGATTCCATCACGGTTTTATGTTTGGGCGATTTAGTCGAAGGATGCGATGGTCACTACGACATTCAGACATTCACAGTTGAAGTCGATAGGCGTGACCAAGTAAAGATTGCTCGTCGCCTTTTGAGAGATGCTCTCATCCGCTGGTCTCGAGTTGTCCCTTCAATTACCGTCGCGGCAATTGGGGGAAACCATGGCGAGAACCGTAAGAACGGAAAGTCCTTCACGACACTTGGCGATAATGACGATGTTGCTCTAGTTGAGTCCGTTGCTGAAATCTTCCAAGCAAACCCTGAAGCCTACGGTCACATAAAGTTTGCAATCCCAACCGATGAGTTGAGTCTTACTCTTGAAGTTCATGGACAAATTATCGGAATCACCCACGGACACCTTGCTCGCTCGGGACAGGGAGTTGAAGGTAAGTTGCGTAGGTGGATTGCTGACCAAACACTAGGTCGTCAGAAGATTGGCGACTGTGACATCTTGGTGACTGGTCACTATCATTCATTCAAACTAGCGGATTGGGGAGGAGTCAAATGGCTACAAGCACCAGCCCTCGACGGGGGAAGCGTGTGGTGGAGACAATCAACGGGGGAGATTGCCGATGTTGGAGTTCTGACATTCCTAGTGAGCAGTCAGGGAGTCTCGGACATTCAGTTGTTATGAACGACCCTAGAGACATTGCCATGTATGCCGCTGAGTTGGTCTCAGGAGAGCGTCAGGACGCCTACGGGCATCCCTTGGATAACTTTACTAGGGCAGCGCAGATATGGTCTGTAATCCTCGGCTGTGAGGTTTCTGCCGAGCAAGTAAGTCTTTGCATGGTGGGCATGAAGATTGCCCGCGAAGTCAATCAAACCAAGCCCGATACAGTTGTTGATGGCATCGGTTATTTTCTTACTCTCAACATGATTCAAGAAGAAAGAATCCGACGCACTATCTAAATTTACGATGCGATACACTATGAGCAATGTGCGCTAGTCGCCCCAGTTAGTCGTCTTACCTCCGTGTCCATGTGACCTTAGACGGTGTACTTGGGCTACCCATGCGCCGTCAAAGGAGGATTAGATGACTCAGTATCGAGTCTTACAGGGTATTGATTACCCGCCGAATAAACGCGCCGAGGCTGGCGATGTTGTAAATGATTTACCTGCCAGTTCTGTTAAGTGGCTCCTTGAGGTTGGCGCGATTGAAGATGCGTCTAAACCAAAGTCTGAGCCGAAAGTAGAAATTGTTGAAGAACCAATCGTAGAAGCACCAGTTGTTGAAGAACCTGTAGTTGAGCCTGTCAAAGAAGAACCAATTGTCGAGGCTCCAGTTGAGCCTGTTGTTGAGGCAGAGGGTTTTGACCCTGATGCTAAAGACGGCGATGGCGATGGATTCCTTCAAGATGGAACCCCACACCAACGCCCAGTTGAGGAGACTGAATAATGCCTACATTCGCACATGGTAAAAATGTAAATGTTTTTATTAACCAATATGATTTTTCTACTTACTTTAATGATGTAAGCGCAACAAGCACAGTTGAGACCGCTGAAGTTTCAGCCTTTGGCTCAAATGCCAAAGAATACATTGTCGGTTTACTCGACGGAACAGTTTCCCTTAGCGGAATGTTCGATGGAACTACGACAGGAACAGATACGGTTTTCTCATCAGTTCTTGGTTCAGCCACAAAGCAAAATGTTATTGTCGCCCCATCGGGTCACTCCAACGGAGCAACAGCAATTGTTCTTGAGGCAGATGACACCTCATACGAAGTTTCAGGAGCAGTTGCCGATGTCGTACAGACAAGCGCTGAATTCCAGTCAAGCGACGGAGTTGAACACGGAAAAATTCTTTCTTCAGGTTCAGCAATCTCAGCAACAGGAAGTGGAACATCTGTTGATAATGCAGCCTCATCTGCCAATGGTGGAGTAGGCTTTGTAAGCGTTCCAACTAATACTCGTAATGGCAACATAACAGTCAAGGTTCAGCAGTCAGCCGACAACTCAACCTTTACTGATTTGATTACCTTTACAGTCGTGACCAGCGCACAGAAAACTTTTCAAAGAGCAGAAGTGACTGGTACCGTAGCAAGATACCTGCGCGTGAACTACACGGTTGCAGGTTCCACAGGTAGCGCCACCCCAGTAGTGGCTTTCGCAAGGAGAAACTAATGCCTACATTCACACACGGTAAAGCCACCGTATTCAAGGTGGACAATTCAGGTGGGTCTTTAACAACTATCAGCGATGTGCTGACAGATGTTTCATTCCCACAGACAATCGAAACAGCCGAAACCACAAGTTTTGGTTCAAATGCAAAGACCTACATTGTAGGTTTGACAGATGCAACTATTTCTATCTCAGGCAACTTTGATACAACAGTTGATGCACACCTCAGCGGGATTCTAGGACAAGCGGCAACTGTGTCGTTTGAGTACGGACCTGAAGGTTCAACTGCGCTAGATGCAAAGTACACAGGCGAGTGCATCATGACTTCTTACGAGAAGAGTGGTGCAGTTGGCGATGTTGTAACTTTCTCAGCAGAGTTCCAAGTTACAGGTACCGTTACACGCGGCGCCTACGCATAATCCATAATTAAATAACAACTTAATAAATCGTGACCAACCTAGTGTCCAAGGAGAAACAAATGAGTCTAAAAGAAGCAATTTTCAGTAGCGATGACATTACAAAGGAACTCGTAGAAATCCCTGAATGGGGAGTAACTGTCGAGGTTCGTTCGATGACAGCAAACGAAAGAGCAAAACTCGGAGAAGGCGCCGCTAAAGGCGATAAGACCGATGTTGGCGCAATGTATGCACTAACTGTTATTGCAACTGTTTATGACCCTGCAACTGGTCTGCCAGTCTTTACAGCACAGGACAAAGAAGCCATCCTTTCTAAGAATGGTGCAGTTATCGAACGCCTTGCAACCAAGGCTCTCGGCAACTCAGGTCTGTCTGAGAAGGCGGTAGACGAAGCGCAAGCACGATTTCCTGAAGAATCCTGAGCGTAGGTTTCTTTTCGAACTTGCTGAAGAATTAGGTCGGACGGTGGGCGAACTTCTACACGGGAGTCCAGCCCACCGCCCCCTATCTAGTATGGAATTAACCGAGTGGTCTGCTCTTTATATCCTAAGAGGGAAAGAGCGGGAAAAAGCGGAAAGAAAGGCTAAGGCAAGAAGATAATGGCTGAAGTTCCGCAGATGGAGATGCGGGCGC